GTTTACCTGCAATAATATCGTCATACAACATTCCAAGTTGATCTCCAGTTGGTGCATACGTTGTAGAACCATTGGTAGTTCTATCGGTTTTATATTTGACTTTAGCTGCCTCTGTGTTTAATTCAGTTCTTGCAGCATCTATTTTACTTTGCTCAAGAGTTACAGACTTTCCATCTTTATCAAACGCTCCAGTAGAGTCATTTATAGAAACAACTGTTCCAGCGTATGCTTTGTAAATAGCTTCGTGATCTAAACTCATTATGCTGCTACCTCCTGTACTGTTATTGTTGAGCTACCAAAAATGTTATAACCATTGTTATCTGCATTACCCGGTCTATTAATATAAACCGTATAACCTTGATAAATGGATGCCCATTGAATTTTATATGTTAACGCACTTGTGGAACTAGGAGAATCTAAGTACTGCCATACAGCAGTATTTGTACCATATTCAGCATTATCTTGTACTTGAAATCCACCAAAACTTACGTTACTCATATTCCCTGTTCCTTCAGTTCCAGGAGCTAAAAGTGTAGAACCTCTAAGAACCTTAAAAGGTATGAAAGAGTTTTCTGCACCTCCATGCTGAACAACACAAGTAACTAAAATCTTATTTGAAGTTGAGGCTGGAGTTACAGCAACTGACAATCCAGAAATATCAGCATAAGTTGCACTTGTTGTAGAAGAAGTATCAGTCTTTGTAGCTGAAACAACTTGAAGAATTTTACCTCTTGTTACGCTAGTTGCTAGTGTATCTGTATCTACACATCCATCAGGCAAACCTCCTACCGAGATTCCTGTAACTGTTCCTGATCCGTTGACTGATATTGGCATAACTATAAGATAACTAATATTGCGTTGTTTGGCACAGTTAAAGTAACACCATTGTTAATAACAGGAGATATTGTCATGGCATTTTTTGATGCTGAAATTTGATATGAGGTTGTCATGGTCTGATCCGTTTCTAGAAAAAGCTTATCTGTACCTCCACCAGTCGTTCCCGATCCACCATCTGCAAATTCTAATTGTCCTACAGCAGTAGCACCTGATCCACTAATACTTTTTACTTTTAAAAATTTATCTGCTGCTATCTGGTTATCAGGTAGCTTCATAGTATAAGACTGTCCAGCAGAATGATCTGGGGATTCTACTTTTACACCATGACTATTTTGTGAACAGTTAAGTTGTAACTTGCCATTATTACTACTGCCATCACCTTTTACTTCTACAGCACCAGAGCCATTAGGATTTAATTTTATATTGCCATTGGATGTAGATGTATTTATTTCTCTTGCTTGTACATCTAAATCTCCTCCCAACTGCGGTGTAGTATCTCCTACAACATCTGATATTTGATCTACAAACTCTAAAGCATTAGCACTACTGTTTACCTTAACTGTCTTACCTGCTGCACTTGTAAAGTTTGCAGGGGTATCTGGCATCCCTACAAATGTTGTTGCACCAGCACCAGCCGATATACCTGCTAGTTTTGTTTTTTCTGCATCAGTAAAAGCATTTGTATTAGATTCTCCTTCGTATAAACTTTTTATTTCTGATCCTGTTTGATCTGCGGTAGCTCCTGTTTCTATACCTTGTAGTTTTGATAAATCTAAATTTTGTAACTTTGTTTTCTCTGCGTCAGTAAATGCGTTTGTATCAGAGTTTGCTTCGTATGCTGTCTTTATTTCTGCGTTCGTTTGATCTGCGGTTGCTCCCTCCTCTATCCCTGCTAATTTATCTGTAATCTCTTGTTGTGCAAATCGTATCTGGTCACTATTATTATCAAGATCTGTTTCTGTTAAAACACTACCATCTGTAAAATCCACTTTCTTATTACTTATATCTGTATCCCTGGTAAATTTAATATTACCTGTACCACTTGGAGGGGTATTACCAGAAGTGAATTGTACTTCAGATCCTACAATATTATAGTGAGTACCTAGTGTTTTAAGAACACCTCCAACTGTTACATCAACTTCAGTATTGGCTAAGAAAGCAAAACTTATAGCAAAGTTATTTTGACTACCTGTACCATTATGATTTTGTGAGGTAGCTGTTGTGTTAGTAGCCATAATTAATTACCAAGGTTTTTAATTTTCTCCAAATTAGTAACTGTTGCTTTGGTTGTTTCATTGTTTATTGCTTCTATATTAGCACTATACTTTTTAAATAATTCTCTATTTTCTGGTAAACGTAACCATTCATTTCTTGCTTTTACTTTATAATCTGCCACTATTTTTTTAATATTTTTTGAAAGTATAGCTCTTGCATTGTCTTGAACACCTACCATAACATCTTGATTGGTTGAATCTACATTTTCACCCATAGCAGTTTTATAAAAAGCTTTCATATCAGGTTGATTTAACTTTTTGTATAAACTTACGATTAACCTTTGACCATCTTCTTTTGTATTAAAAGCTAAATATTTAATATAGCTTGCATATTGTTTGCTTGTAAGTTCAATACCACTTCCTTGTATTCCTTGTTTTCTAAAAAAGAATTTTTTGGGTGGTTGCAAAGATATATTCAAATCATTGATAACACTAAGAACATAATTATCTTTTGTATTAGTAGCAGTAAAAGGATTTAAAACATCAAAGGTATCAGGTCCAACACCACTAGGATATTTAACAACTGAACCTGTTAACCAGTTTCTATCAGGTTCTAAATCTGCATTAAAATAAGGTATTGTCCTAGCTAATTCATTAAGAGTTTGTCTAAGACCTGTAATCATTTCATCTGCTGGATAATATGTAGTATCTAGTTTTGTTTTGTCTGTAGCTCTTTTGACCGATCTACCAAGGCCAGCAACAGGATTTACAATATTAGCAACTCTTCTAGCTAACAAAGTTTGTAAGGCATAAGGATTATGTATGCCTTCAGCGACTTCACTAAGACCTCTTATATAAGTTCTGTCTGTTAAGTTTCGTGCGATAGCAACACCAATAGCAACAGCCATATCGTTTCGTTGTTGATTACCTATTTGACCTTCTACTTCTACATAATCTGCTACAAGCATAAATAAACCAGACCAAGGATCAAGTCTTTTATAGGAAATATATTTATATTTGGGCTTACCACTTTTTGTTAAAACTATTTCTCCATTTGAATCTCTTACTAAAAATCTAAATGAATATGGTTGCCAACCTTCTTCTTTTAATTGTTTTACTAATGTTCTGTTTGCTTCTGCTGTATCACTAGTTCCATAAACATTAGGGCCTGCACCTGTCATGCCAATTTCGGCAAAAGGATTCTCCATATCTCTAGCAATCAAACCTACTGAAAAAGCAAACCCACCTCCTAAATACATTTCACCTCTAGCTCTTGCAGCAATATTAGGATCTGTACTTCTAAGGGCTTGCCTGTATTCACTCATAAATAAATTCACTCCTGGCGTAAATCTCATTTGTGTTTTAAAAATATTTACAGGAGTTCTTACAAAAGGAAAAACTATTCTTCCGTAAGGGTGTTGTGCAAAATTTTGTATTCTTCCAGCAATTCCTGTAGTGTCTAATTCTTTTGTGAATGTAGCTTCAGCAGCAAAGTCTTTTGCTCTTTTATATAATTCTTTAATACTGTTTGGCATTTTTTTAGTACTGCCAGTATCAACAATTTTAAATACTTTTCCTGTTTGCTCTTTAATATATCTTTCTAGTTGTTTTCCTTGTAAATTTTTTCTTATTCCTTGCTCCCAAGCTTCTGCTTTTACATAAGCTCTAAAGTTTACTTGTTTTAAAAACTCGTCTTCTGTAATCAGCATACGAGAACCAAAACCATTTATTCTTCTAAAGTTGTTGTAAATAGAAGGAAGCCAAGCATCAGCTAGAAACACATCAACAAATGGTTTTACTGTACCTCTAGTAACAATATTTTGATCTGCAAAATTTCTTACATCTTCTGCATTTATATTTCTTGATACTCGTTGTGCATCTGAAACCATTGCACCTCTATCAAGTACATTTTCATTTACTTTAAAAGCTTTTCGAGCAATATTAAAAGCTTCACCTAAAGAATCACCCATATATATTAATTGTTTCCAACCTTTTATAAATTCATCAGAATTAAATTCTGGTTTAAATACTAAATTATCTCTTCTAGCTAAAAGTGTATCTGCAAAAGAAATATCCATATCTTTTCTAAAAGTAATTTTTGCAGCACCAAGAGATTGACTTAATGGTTTTGATAAAGTATTTAAACTTGTAGATAAAAGGTTCACTATATGAGTAGGTGGACCACTAAGAATAGAGTTAATAAATATTTCGTTTGTAAATTCTACACCTTTTAAAAGCAATCCTTTTTTAATCATGTGTTTCATAACTTCTGGATTACCGCCTGCTACGTTTAAGTATTTTGTAAGTCGTGTTAGAGCTAAAGCAGCTTCTTGATCTCCTTTTTCTACTAAATCAAAAATTTTGTTAAAGGTTTCATCTATCTCACTTACTCCTACATTTTCAACAAAATCTCTATTTATATTATTTATATTCTCTGTACCTCTTGATCGTCTTCCAAAATCTTTTGCTTCTGTTACTCTATCTCTTAAATCACCTGCAATTCTTCTAGCACCTAAAGATTGTGATGTTAAAGAACCAACTCCTTTATTTAAGTAAACAAGACCTTTTAATACTTTTACTTCTTTCAAAAATGCTGGTTTTATTTCTTTTACTAAATCTGCATTTTTTGTAGCTATAGCATTATGCAAAGCAGCAGACAAATTAAAAACAGCTTCGCCATTTTTATTCATCATTTGATTTATGGTTATAGCTGTAGCAGGTAAATATCTTTTGTTATTAATTAATTTCCCATTTGTAGTTTTTTTAAAAGGACCAAATTCTTGTAATAAAAATCTAGCAGCTTCTAAAGCTTCTCCTTCTGTTTGTCTTTGAGAAGCAGCAAACATATCTCCTAAAGATACAGACCTAGCCCATTGTCCTAATTCATCTGTGCTTTTAAAATATTCAGCAATATTCAACATATAATCTGTAAGCTCTTCTATACCACCACCAGTTATGTTTGGATTAAATGTAGATTCTATTTTGTCACCGACTTCTGGTATCTGTGTTGTATCTCCTATACCTTTTCCTTTTTTCACCTCTAAAGGTTTTATTAAATCAATGACTTTTGTATCTAATAATTCGTTACCAGCTTCATCAATACCAAGGTCTTTAAACTTTAATTTTCTTTTACGTTCTAAGGTTGCTAACATCTTTGGAGCTAAAGGAGAGTTTCTAAAACCTTTTAAAGCTACAGATAATCCTGTTAAAGTTTCTCCAATAACTGCACCACCCAAAGCCTTTCTAAATCTTGCTTCTATAGGAGATATATCATCATCAGCTTTAAATACTGATGCTGGCATTTTTAATATATCTATTACTGGTTCTAAAGTACCTTCATACTCATCAACCATATTGTAAAGGTTTTGCTCAAATGGATCTTCTACAACAAAATCTGTAAGAAAACCTGCAACAAGGTTTCTTGTCCAAGGGTTTTTAATACCTTTAAGACCTTTGCTAAAGATCCCCATAGGCAATAGGAATTGAGTTATAGCTTGTGGTATTTGAAAAAATGCACCATCATCTTCTCTTTCAAAATAACTGTAATCAATAAGGTCGTTATTGTCGTATGGATTCCCTGCTAGGTAGTCGTATATATCATCTGCAAACTCTACAGTTTCGTTTATTGCTTTTAAAGGGCCAGTAATAGCACCTCTAATTACTTGTGATGTTTTTGTCTTAGTAATTTTCTCGTCAATTTCTTTTCTTTTTTCATCTGCTTCATTTCTTATTCTTGATCTATTCTCTAATATTTCTTCAAAACTTCTTTGATCTCCTAAAAACTTGTTATCAAAAAAATCTACTACACCTGCCTGACTTTTGTTTATGGCTTTACTTACAGATGATAAAGGTTGATTATCAAGCTTTTGAAATAAGGCATCTGTTTCTGGTGTTTCTATTTTTTGATTTTCTTCTTCCTTTCTTCTTTTTTCTTCTTCTTCTTCGTTGTTAAGAAGATTAGTAATGTTGGAATCAGTCATGTTTAATCAAGAAATTTTTTGTATCTAGCGTCAGGAGCTTCAGTTTGTCCATCTTTAGAATAGACACCCCAAGCTAAATAACCATTACCTTTAAGTGCTTGTGTTTCATCAAACACTAATTTAGCAGCTATAGCGTTGAGAACAGGATCATATAAATCTTCATTATTATCTATACCAAGTTTAGGTTGTCTATCATTTCCTAATTCCATACCTTTGTAGTTATACATATTTATTTGAAATAGTCCATAAGAAGCTTCTGGATCTTTCTCTGTACCACCATAGAAAGCATTTGCCTTGTTAGCTGATTCTGCCATAGCAATAGCAGTCATTATTTTTGCTTGTTCTTTTGTAAAGCCTGCATTAAGTAATAACTTATTTATTTGTTGCTTAGTAAGAGGTTGTTTTTTATCTGTTTTTAATTTAATTTCTTGTCTTAATTTATTTAATTCTACTTCTGGTAACTTATTTTTTGTTTCTGTTTTATTAGGAGTAGCAGCTTCAACCATTGGTACAATTAATTCTTGACCTGCTCTTATTAAATCTGCATTAGTTATGTTGTTTGCTTCCATAAAAGCTTTTAAAGGAATACCAAATTCTTCTGCTATTTGACCTAAAGTATCTCCTTGCTGAACTTCAACAGTAGTGGGTGAATCGTCATCACTAAAAGCAGCAGCTTCAAAATCATCTATTAATAACCTCATGGGTTCATAAACCCTTGGACCTTTACCGCCAAATCCATATTGACCTGTTTGTAAAAATCTAATTATTCGATCTGCTTCTGACTTGCCAACAATATTTGTAAAGTTCATTTTTGCTTTTTCTGCTACTACTTCTTCTAGTAACTTATCTCTGTTTTCTTTTGTAATACCTCCCATTCTTGTTAGTTCTGCAATAACTCTTGATTCAACTGAAGGTAAACTTGTGTTGCCAAAGAAATCACCAGTTTCGTTATTGTTATTATTACCATCATCTTCTGTAGCTACCCCTTCAAGTCCGCTTTGGTTTTCATTAATAAATTCTGTATTATTGTCAGTTTGTTCACTTGAAGGGTCTAGTTGCCCTTTTAATTTGGCTAATAATTTAGCATCATATATTTTTGCAAGTCTTTCATATTCTGCATTAATCTGTCCTGTACCTGCATTTTGATTAGATAATCTCCATTCTCTAAATTCTTGTTTAAATTCTTCAAGGTTTATCTTTACAAGATTTAATTGTAGGTCTTTACCAATTTCAGAAAATATTTTTAATTCATTATCTGATGTAAGTAAATTTTTAGATCTTCCTTCGTAAGTTGTGAAATAACTATTTAAAGGTGTTAAGACTCCTTTATCAACTGTACCTGCAAGAGTCATTAAAGAATTTAATCTACCTGTATTCTGGTCATTTTTAATTGTAGCTGGATCAAGAAACCAAGCCATAGCTGCTATTCTTGCATCTGATAATGTATCAAATTGACCTTCTTGTATTTTAAATAGTAATTGACCATATTTTTCATTTGTATCACCATCTAAAACTTCTGCATTTGAAGCAAGTTTTGTTGCAATTAATGGGTTTGCTCTTTGTAATTCTTCTAACAAATTAACTGCTTCTTCTCCTTTCCCTGCTGCATACAAAGATGCAACATTCAACATACCTAATTCTATAGCTTCTTCTTTTGCTCTTTTTGCTTCTGTCCTATTTCTTTTATCTGCTTTATCAGTATAGTCTTCAACATCTTCAAGTAATTTATTTTCCATTTCTACATAGTCAGGGTGATCTAATAAAGTTAATTTTCCACCAGGACCAAAAGGAAATTGACTTGCACTTTTAAAAATTGATAAAGCTAAATCTTCATCACCAGTTTCAAAACCAATTCTTTTTGCTTCAGCACTAAGACTATTTAATATAGTTTTATTAATAGCTGATCTATTGGCTGAACTTAATCCTAATTTATTAATATCATTCTCAAATTGATCTATAGAAGCTGTTAATAATAAAAATTGATTTTTACTTACTTCATCTGAATCTGGACCTGCTGTTTGAAAATTTATTATATTTTTAGCAAGGCCAGCAGCATCAATTTTTAATTTTTCTACTTGAAATTCTTCGTGTTTCTTTTCGTGAATGTCAGTAATTTTAGTTGTAGCATTTATTAAATATGGAAAAAATTTCTTGTTAAAAGTATCACTATCTACATCACCTAAAGAATTTATAACTTCTGTTCTTGTTTCATTTAGCCAATCTGAGAATTCTGTTGAATCTAAAGAAAAGTTTGATAAAGGCACTCCATCTACATTTGCGTCATTATATTCAGTTTTAAATTTGCTTTCTAAACTACCACCTAAAATTGTAGCTTTTGTTCTTTTAAAAACTTTGTTATAAAGTCTATTACCACTAAAAAGTTTATTAGATCTAACATATTTAGATGCGTCAGCCCAATCGTTAGTTGAACTATCTAAAGCATCATTTAAAGCTTCTTCTGATATTTCTGCTCTTTTCTCATCAATTTTAGTTTCAATAAATTTTTCTAAAACTGGATTAACAACCTTTAAAGTTTCGGCAAGTGCCATCATATTTGTTTTAGGCAAAACCTTTACAGGTTCTACAAATGTATTAACAGGTTGTGCAAAGGATTGGTAAGCAGTACTTTGAAAACTTGATGTCATAATTTTAACCAGCGTCTAAAGCAATTTGAGTTTGCAAGGCACTTGCACCTGCACCTAATAATACTGATCCTATAGAAGGTATTTGATTATATGCTTGTTGTGTCTGACTTCTGTATTGATTTCTTATATTTTGGTATTGTGCCTGTGTTTGTTGTATAGATCTCATGTGTTGTCTCCTTGCTGATTCTAATGACTGTCTTATAGATTCTCTATAATTTGCTGCTTGCCTTTCATTATCCTGTAAAATTAAACCAAAACTTACTCCTGATCTTCCAGAAGCCATAAGTGCAGCCCTAGCTCTTAATGAATCAATACTTTTTGCAAATTTATCTTGTGCAGATGTTTTTTCTTTATCACTTAATTGTTCTCTTAAAGCTGCCTGTTTATTTCTTTTATCAGTTTCAGCATTAGCTATACCTGCAACTTCAACTTGTGCAGCCTGTTCAGCTTTATCTTGTGCAGCACCACGCATAGCAAGCCCTTGAAATAAGCTTATACCAGCACTAGCAGCTACAAGATTACACATTTAGGCGATCCTCAGAAATTCATAAAATGGTTTTTCATGGTGTCCATACTTTTCGTGATACTTTATAAAAACAAAACCTAAAGCTTCTAACCACTTTATAGCAGAATGATTCTCTGCATATACAAAATTATATAGGAGTTTATAAGATTTCAACAAACTATCTACCCATTTTCTGCCTTTTCTAATAAGTTGTATTTTATATTTTTTATTAGAAAACAATTCATCAGTACAAATCATAAATATACAACCACCTTTTATTACTCCGCATAACCCCATAGGTTGATCTTCGTCACCTGCTATAGTTTGTATTTTTTGACCAAATAGATAACATAAACGTAAAGAATCTGCTGCATCTCTTCCTGTTTGATATAAACCTTCTAGTCGATCCATTTCTCTCATGTTTTTACATACATAATTTAAGTCTGATAGTTTTGATTTTCTTAAATATCCCATTAAGTTCTTCTACTCCTCATGTGAAATACTCCTTCATATTCTGCACTAGCTAATAATGTAGGCAAGAATGTATTGTTTTTTATATCTATATCAACTCTATCTGACTTACTCATAATAGGTACTTTAAATGTTCCTGTATCTAAATTAATCTGACCAATAGAAGCAGAAGCAGCACCAAGCAAACGACCAGTAAATTTATGTAAAGATGTATCTCTGTTCTCTGGTGTAACTTCTACCTGGAAGAAACCAGAATCTTCATATTTAATATAAAAATGATGAATCTGTAATCGACCACTAATTAATTCAGTAGCACCTCCACCACCTTGAGTTAATCTCTGCTGACTGAATCTATAGTGCATTTCATAAGGTTCACCAATAATAAACTTACTATTTCTAAAATCTCCTGTAGCTGTAATGGTAGAAGTAGAGCCATTGGTTGCATTAGTAGTTGTAAGTGCTTGTCCTGATATAAGAGTTTTTGTATTACCTTGAGCATCAACAAACGTGCTTGTTTCTCCACTCGCAAGATACCTGCCAACTATATTCATATCGGCTCTTAATCTATAAGGAACTGTAAAGGTAGAGATGCCAGTAGAAGAGTTATAAGCAACAGACACACCGCTAGTTGCTTCTGTTACTTTATGGTCAAGATGATATTCAAACTCTGCATTAGGTTCTCTAAAGCTTGTCTCAAATGGTATTTTTTCTAATGTAACTCCATTAGCTTCTTGTATAACCATTATTAAATCAGTACCAATAAAATCAATATTTAAAATAGATCTATTACTGTTGATAGTAAAAGTAAACCAAGCATTTAAGGCTTTAGTAAAACCTTCACCATATAACCATCTGTTTACATATAGCTTGTTTGGATTTTCTGTACCAAGCAAGACAAGAATATCCTGGTTGTTTGATACTGCCATTTTAAAAATACCACTTGGTATCAGTCTTGGTACATGAATAGTTGTGTTTGCAGCATCTTGGATCTGTTGATTACCTGCAATAATATATTCTCTAATACCTGCAAAAGAACCTTTTTTTGTAAGAAAATAAATAGAAGAACCAGAACCTACAGGCTGTGCTGCTGCATTACTTTCAAATTCAGTTTGTACCAGTACGTTAGCTGTTGAAGGTGTAAGGTTATCTGCTGAACTTGATAAGACAAATTGTGTTTGTTCAGAAAATAATATCAACTTTTCTCCCATAGTTACTGCGTGTTTTAAGATCGCAACTTTTGTATGAGATGCAGCTACATCTATGGGTTCAGTATCTAAAACTGATATAACTGTTTCTGGAAAAAAATTAAAAAATTCTGATACTGTTGAAAGTATTACATTATCACCTGCTAAAAATCCAAGCCTGTTTCTAAAGAAAAATACGTTATTGATTTTGTTACCAATAAAAGAAGGATCTGGTGCTGATACTAAATCACCAACAATACGTTCACCCCATTTAGGTAACGTAAAAGTAGTACCAGATAATGTATAAGTATCACCATCTACTCTTGCAAATCTAAAATTACCATCTGCTTGACGTATTAAAACATGGGGCATGGTTGCATAATCAAATTTAAAAGGTATGCCAGCTTCTACTGTTTCTTGCCATTGTCCTTCTTCTAAAGCATTACCATTATTAGTTGTAAATTTAACGTAGTAGTTATCAAAGTTTGTACCTTCATCACCTGTAATTTCTACTACATATCCATTAGGTGACACATTTGGTAAATCAGTAAATTGCTGTACTGAATTTTTTATTACTGTCATCTTGGTATTACCTTGAGTATCAGTACCATCTATAGAAAAATCACTACCATCATTTTTCTTTATATGAATTACAGGACCATTTCTAGCAATCGTAAAACCTGTAAGACCAGAGTTTAAACCACTAGCAAGATCAGAAGCTACAGTATCAGTTGAAAGAGGATCATTACCATCTGTATTATCGGTAACTGTTACCCCATCTACAGTCACAGAGTAAGTTGTTTTAGCTGTTGCCTGAGTTATAAATACTACTGCTTGAGTTATATTACTAGAACTATTTGACAAAGCAGAATCCATTGCTGTTGTAATACTTGTATTAACAACAAAAGTAAAGTCAGCAATAGTTACTGTCTTCATTACACTTCTAGGATTTGATGTGTTTAAGTAAGCAGTTCCATCAGGTTTTGTTACTGTCTTTTCTGTACCATCCAATTCATAAACTTTGACATTACCATTACTAAATATCGCTACATACTGTTCACTAGCATCTCTGTTTATAGTTTGTATATGAACATTACCAAGAGTAGAACTACCAACTGAAGCTAAGAACTGAGATCCCGACCTTTTTGTAAGACCAAGAACAGGGTTGCTATCAGCATTATCTTGTATATCAGCGTGGTCTGCTTGCTTCAAAGCATCAGAAGACTGCGATATACCTCTTAATAATGTAGGTATAGCTCTTGATATGACAGCCATAGTTATCTAATTAAGGCACTAGAAGGATTGTAAGTATCAAAGATACTGGTAAGAGAAGGATCTCCTCTAAGTATATTATGATCTCCGTTTGCTAAGTCTGTTTCCATCAATATAGCTCTAGCTCTTTGCTCGTCTTGTTGTGTATAGGTTCTTAAAGATTGGTCACTAACAAGTCTGTCAACAAACTTTCTTGCAGCTTGTATATTCATATAATGTCTAGCTGGTTCTGGTATCTCATCAAAATCTCTTAAATAAACAACAGTACAAATTAAGTCTTCATCAAATTCAAACTTATTGTTTTGTCTGTCATATAGTTTTAAACCACGTTGTATAGGGTCAATGGTTGGGTGTTGATGTATATTTGCATCTACCCTTAATACATTTATAGGAATGTTTATTTGATTAGAAGCATCTCTGGTAAGAGTTACATCTATCTCTGTATTAAAAGACCAGCCTTCTGACTGAACACTTTTGTTTACTTCAGTAAGAGTTGATTGAGCAATACGAGCATCAACAGGAAGAGTACCGACAAGACTGTTTATAGGTGCTTCTCCTATAGCAGCCAACATAATGTTGATACATTCAAGTTCTGTGGTTTCAGCTACAGCCATTAGTAACCTTTCTTTTTAATTTTAAGTGAGTCTCTCCCACCTTTCTTCTTTTTCTTTTTCTTTGATAAATACATAGCTATAAAAAAAAGGGTATCTAATAATAAGATACCCTATAAATTGAAATTAAGAAGCAGATAACTTAATAGTAGCTGCACATTCTGGTCTTAGGATTCCATGACCAAGAGCATACTTAGCAACCATTAATGTACCTTGATACATAATTCCGTAGTCAGAACCAGAGATCTCAGTTGTCATATCCATTAATTTAACTGTACCAACAGCAGATTTGTGGAAGACAAGGCCAATAGTTTTACTATCGTCACCTGAGTAAGTGTTGTTAGCACCTGATGGGTTTGATCCTACGTTTGATTGAGGTACGTTGTTACTCATCATTACAGGAATACCTGCAACCTGTTGTACACGACCAGAAGCAAATGAACCATTACCACCTGGGTTAAAGTCAACATCTACAGTTCTTGTAGCAGATTCAGCAAGTTTGTAGTACTCAGCAGGTGGTAGTACACAGAAACGATCTGTTGGAGGAATGTCTCTTTCGTCAAATGTCTGTGCAATGTCATAGATAGCTGCTGCTATCTCATCACCTGTTACGTTTGCTGAAGCTGTATTACCAGAGGCAAGTGTAAGAACAAGACCACCATTACCACCACTAAGGTTAGTAGAAGCTCTGGAAGCGTTAGCGATTTGCTTCGCTACGTTTTGGTCATACGTTCTGGCAAGTGCCTTACCTAGCTCATCAGCATAGGTAGCTCTAACGTCATAATGATTCTTGAGTTCATCAATGTTAGCAATGAAAC